CAGCAGGTCGTCGTACTCCGACGCCAGAAACGCCGCGACAAGATCATTCCTCGCCCGCGGGAGGTTGCTGGCGCCGACCGTGTTCTGCACCCATGCGCGGATGCCTAGGCCTGCGAGCATGACGCATGTCAGGTGCAGCGCAGTCGTGTACTGCCGCACCGGATGCCTGGCGATCGGCGTGGCGATAAAAATGGAGCGCGATCGCGCGCGCTCCATTCTCGCTTTCTGGGCGTCATCCATGCGCGGATCAGTTGACCGGCGCGGCCAGCCTGTCGAACCCGCCAAATACGCCAGCGGCATCCGAATAGGATGTATCGGTACCGCTGGCGTTCAGGTCCGGATTGTAGTTGAAGCGGACGTAGCGATATGCGCTGTTCAGGTCGCAGGCGACGTTCCACGTGCCCTTGTTTGTCGAGCCGCCGGACGCGCCTGTCGAGACCACGGCATAGGTCGCCGTCTGGTAGTCCGTCCAAGTCGAGCCATCCAGTGAATGCTGGACGGCATAGCCGATGGAGAGCGTCTTACCCGAAGCGATGGTTGCTTCGTACAGGACGCCGAACAGGGCGGAACGCGGCAAGGAACCGCTGGAGAAGCCAGCGCGGTCGATGGTGAGACCGGTGACGGTCGTGGCATCACCGGACCCGCCGGCCGTCGAAGTGGCATGATCGGAGCAGCGCTGAATGTCGACCAGCGCGCCGATGTTTTTGGTCTGAACAATGTCGCCCATCTGGGTGACTCCTTTTCGTTCGGAAGGGGGAAGGCGGAGGACGCGGGCTCACCGCCCGCGCCCTTCCGGTTACGAGATGGCCGGCGCGTAGCGCACGTTCTGGATGACCGCGATCGACTGATCGTGGCGCATCTGGAAATCGTGCTCTGCGATGGCGCGGATCAGCGTCTGGTCGTTCTGCAACGCCGAGACGGTGTTCGAGTTGGCGTCCACATAGGAGCCTTCGCGAGACACCATCAGCTCAAGCGTCATCGAGTCCAGGATGATCGCCTCGTCCATTTCCACGAGGAAGATGAACGAGCAGTCCGTGTGCGCGCCGTTTGCATCGTAGTAGTTGGTGCCGATCTGCGTGGTTTTCTTGAACGGATAGCTGAGCAACTTTCCGGTCAGAAGTTCCTCGCGATAGACGTAGACGCCGAGTGAGTTCTGCACGTTGAAGAGATAGTTGTAACTCCGCGGGTGCATGAACCACACACGGCGGCTGTCCGGCACGTTCGCCGTGTCGAGGCGGTTGACCGCCCCGCCGAGTTCGGCCGCCACCGTCGCCAGCGTGTACGTCTCGTTGGCGCTGATGAAGTTGCCGCCGGTGGTGTTTGCCGGGTCGGTGGCATTCACGGCCAGGGTCGAGTTTGCCGTTGTGCTCCACACGCCGACCGTACCGCCCTGCGCCTTTACCCAGCGATTGGCGAAATAAAGGAAGCCCATCGGGGCTGCCGCCGTGCCGTCGCCAAGGATGAATGCAAGGTCTTCGCGGAGCGCGATCACCTTGACGAGATCGTCGCGCACGAACGCATCCGCAGCCGGGTCGGCATAGCGCATGAGATCGTTCGAAACGGGCGTCAACGCCGTCAGCTTCTTGTAGCTGGCGACGATCTGGTTGAGCGTCTGCTGCGAAGAGGCGATCTGCGAGACTTCGCCGCTATAGCTGGCGCTGGCCGCAGAGGCCTGTCCGGGCAACGTCATCGTGCCGCGGGGCATCGGGAGAACGCGCGGGCCTGCCGAGCGCACAACCGCTGCGGGGCGCAGCAATTCGATGATCTCGTTCACATAATCCGGCGGAACGATGAAGCCGCCAGAGGCACCAACGGCCGTCACCAGCGCACGACTTCCCGGAACGCTGCGTGGATCGAAAGCGCGGGTGATGGAATGACGCTCGCCGTAGCGTTCGGCCGCAATGCTGCGGGCCGACTGTACGTTCGATCCGCCGGCATTGAACAGCTTCACGCAGGCGATGGCGCGAAGGCCCTTGGAGGTTCCGAGGCCCATCGCTTTCGCGTCGTCCTCGTTGATATAGGGATCGCGTTCGCGAACCTGTACGCTGGTGCCGTCGCCCTCCTGCCCTTCGACAGGCGTAGCACGCGCGCCAGCGAGGCGCTGCGCTTCCTTCGCGATCTCGATTTCGCGATCGAGATTTTCGACGGCGCGTTTCAATTCCGGAAGATTCGTCCAGTCATCATCCGTTTTGTCGTCTTTGTGCGCGAGCGCCTTGAATGCATCAAAGGCAGTCGCGCGCTTCTTCTCAAGGTCGTGGACCCTGATCGTCATGGTGTTTCTCCATTTGAGAGATTGCGGCTCGTAAGCCGCAGCGCGGATGCCTTGCCCAAGGGCGTTCGGGGCGATCTGCCTTGCGGCGGATTTTTAGGCGGCTTTTCTCAGCCGCGCGACTTCGCGCTGCCAGTATTCTGCGGTGCGCGAACCTTTATCCTCTTCGGTCTCGCCGGAAGAGTTCTGTACATCTTTCGAATCGCTGTCTTCGCCGCTGGCAACGGCACCATCGACGACGGATCGCACGCAGCGCTCGGCCGCGCGGACGCAGCGGGCCATGCCACGGTGGGCATCGCCAACATCTTCGTGATGATCGGCCACGCCATCGAGCGCCTTGGCGGCGCTGCGGCATTGCGCCTGCGCCTTCTCCACTTCCTTGCCGTCTGCGGCGTCCATCGCGCGCTTCAGCGCGGAGCGCGCCTTCTCGATGGCCTTGCCGACTTCGCCATGGGCTTCAGTGGCGGAGCGATGGTGCTTGAGTGCGCGGGCATGATGATCCTGCGCTTCCTCGAGCTGTTGCAGATTGGATTGCGAGAGCGCCTTCCCGGCACGGAGCATGACCAGCGCCTTGCGCCAGGCACGGGCACGCGGCGTCTTGCCGCCGGCGATGTAGGCGCGCTCTTCGACATCGATTTCGATGGCGTCGTCATCGTCATCCTCGAGCAGGCCCTTGTTGTCGAGCAGTTCTTCGGCCTCTTCTTCGGCCATGGCAATGAAGGCTCCCCCAAGCGTCTTCAGCGCCTCACCGAGCATGGCGGGAACCTTGCTGTCGTCGCCTTCAAGCGCCGCTTCCCATTCCGCGCAGGCATGCGCGTAACCCAGCTGCTCGAGCTGGTAGGCAAGGCTGGCGACTTCGTATAGGCCGCGCTTGAGGACCGGAACGGCCGGGGCGCGGGACAGCGCGCGCTTGTGCGCCGCAACGACGGAATGTTCCTTGTCCGACATGCCGGCTTTCTCCTTGTAATGATCCAGAACGGCTTGCGCCTTTTTCTTCGCCCCTTCCGGTACATCGGTCTGCGGGAGGCGGGACGCGGCGGCGCGAATCGCGCCTTTCGGAACGACGAGCCGTCCATCCACGACATGCGCGATGGGGTCCTTGTATGAACTGCGCTCTTTGGGCTTGTTGGCGTTGTAGAACAGGAATCCCTTGCGGGCCTTCGCGCCGTCGAAATCGTCGCCGCCAGCCCATTTGAAGATCGAAGCCTCGGCTTCGCCGCCGTCCCAGGCGTCACTGTCTTCGATCGGGAGATTGCGCGACGTTCCAACCTTCCAGTCTTCGTCCGCCATTTCTCGTTCTCCATTGGCGCGCGCCGTCACCACGGCGCCGGTGTCGGCCGGCACGGAGACGAACGAGCACTCGAGCAATTCCCATTTGGTGAAGCGCTGGCCGCCGCGCGGTTTCTTCGGGTCGAGCGGTTCGCCGTCGAGCGGTTCGAACCCGATCGAGACGGCGCGTACGATTCCGTTCTTCACCAGGCCGCGGGTCTCGTCGGCCTTGCGCGTGGTACCGACCGGCGCGAATTTCACGCGCGCAGTGATGTTCTCCGGCGAGACGGTGAGCGCTTCCGCGTTCCCGACAGGGTGCTCAGGATCGTGCTGCCACAGCACGATGGGGTTGAGGCGATAATTGTCGAGCAGCGCGCCCTGCGGCACGAGAATGTGTCCGTCCCGCGCGAGATTCGCGGTTGAAAGGATAACCTCGACCTCGTCGTCGCCGACCGGCGTCATTTGGGCGGGGACGACTTTGCGGAGTATGGTCACTTTACGGGCTCGAAGTGCATCTTCACAAACCGCTGGCCCGCACGATTTTGCTGTACGTTACAGATCGCCGACACTTCGTCGATTTCGGGAACATCCGGGCCAACTATTTCGAATTCAATCACGGGATTACCGAGTCCCGCGAGGAATTGAGCTCCCAGCACTTCCACGGGCCGTTCGGTATAGCCGAACAGGGCGTCAGCCAGAATCTCCGGTGAAACTTTGACCTTTGCCATTGTTGCCCTCAGTTCTGTGCCGGTACGTTTTCGGCTTCGGCGGATTCTTCGTCGGCGACTTCTGGCCGGTTGCCTGACCCGATTCCTCCATCGCCGACCGTGTTCTTTTCCGGATGGCCCGCTCCGTCCGGCGCTGTACCAGTCTTGTCGCTGCCCATTGCGGCGCTGTTCGCCGGATATTGTAGTTCGTCGGCCTGACCACCCTTCGGTTTCAGGCCTTCGCTGCGGCGCCCTTCATCCGGCGTGATGACGCTCGAGGTGATGCCGAGGCGGAGTGCCTGGTATCGTGTGAGCACGTCGGCTCGGAGAAGCTGTCCTTCATCGAGGGCGACAGAAATTCCTTCCTTGTCGAGTTCAAAATACTGCGCCAGTTTTTCTTCCGCCAGGACGATGCGCTGCATGATCGCGGAGTTGACGTACTCCTGAGATTGCGCGGCGAGGCTTTCATTGGCACCGCGCGTGTCGGCCGCGTAGCCGATCAGCCGCGGCGGTACGCCATAGAAGCGGCATATCTCTTCGACCTGACGCTTGCGCTGGGCGTCGTATTGCAGATCGACCGAATTCAGCTGCAGGATGTTCGGTTTCAGGCCCTCTTCGAGAACGAGGGTCTTGCCGGTGTTTTGAATCCCGGCGTGCACATCGTCGAACTGCGTCTTCAGCCGCTTGGCCGTCGCGTCGCTGAGGCGCCTGTCCGTGGACAGCCACGTCGAAGGTCGCGCTCCGTTCGCCAGCCAGCGCGCGCCCTGCTGTTCGAGCGCCATGGCAAGGCCGATCGCATCACGCCCCAGGCCGATCGTCGACACGCCCACGAGGGAATTGAACGTCAGCCCCCGAAGGTGAAGGATGTCTTCCTGCGCGATCGCCGTCGGAAAATCGCGCAGCATCGCGATCTGCCAGAGGCCGATGCGATTGACGTTGTAGAAGATCGAACCTTCGGAAGTTTCCAGCACCATCACGGCGTCAGGATTGATCGGGATCAATTCCTCCGGGTTGCCCTTGCCGTCCCTTTTGCAGGCGGCATAACCGTTGCCGCGCAACAGAAAGCCGGCCCACGTCTGATAGGCGAATTCGAACCAGGTCTGCTGCGCATTCGGCCGCTGAAACAGTTTCAGCAGCGGATGATCAAGTACAGGTTCCTTGCTGCCGTCATCGGTCAGCCGAAACAGCGACGGGCGACAGCGCGCCAGATCTGTCGCGAGCCGGTTCACGCAGGCAAAGACGGTCGAAACGCCCATCGCCGTCGCCTGGCTGACGAGCAACCCCGTGGCGGACTGCACGCTGCCGAGCGGCGGAATCATCCCGTAACTCGGAACACCGCCGCTTGCGCGCGAAAACATGCGCTCGAAAAGGGCCATGCGGCTGTACCTCTTCAGCCGCGGTCGCTGCTCGCGGAGTTGCGCGCAATCAAAATCCTTCCGATGAGAAGGAATGCGCCGGCCACAACGAACGCGGACGGTGGGTAGATCAGCGCGGCGCCGGCAACGACGAGCAGCGCGCCCAAAATTCCGGCGAAATCCAGCAAAAGATCGGACGAAGGCTTCGGCGCACGGAATTTCATAGCACCAGCATATCCCGCTCTTCGTACACACTCGGGCCGGAATCCGGGTTCATCGCCATGACGACGGCGGCGTCGAAGAGCGCCATCAGCGCGTCGATTTTCGCCGAGCCTGCCGCCTGCTTGGTAATGGTGATGGCGTTGCCGCGGGGTTCGACCCTGGCGTTGCCGACGCACCAGGCCATCAGCGGCGAGGCGCAGTGTACAATTTCTTTTCCGGCGAGCTTGCGCTCGGTGCTCTTGATCGCCCCGGAAAGCTTCCAGCCCTGGGGAACGCCACCGATGCGCTCCTGCGCGATGCCCCTTGCGACCAGTTCTTCAACAATGTCGCCGATGCCGACCTGGTCGACGCCGATACAGGGATGCTTGTCGCTGTTGGCGAGCAGGCCAGCGGATTCCAGCCGCTCGACGATGTCGGCGAACTGGATGACGTCGTCGCCCAACCGCTCGACAATGGTGAGATCGCCGTCGCCCGCGAAGCCTCTAAGCGTGGAATCGATGTCCTTGCGGCGCTCGAACACGCTTTCATGGGCCCAGGCATGCGCCCAGACGAGCCACCGGCCGGTTTCCTTCTCCCGGCCTATCACGGCCATGCCGAGAAGATCGTCAAGCCCCCCTCCGTCGCCGCCGACGGTACAGATTTCACTGCGTTCGATCAGGCTGTCGAGCGTGAGCGTTTTGTCCGCGCAGGATTCCCAGTATTGCGCGCCGGCCCAGGCATCGGACCGGAGCGCCAGCCCGATCTCGATGTTTAGGTGCTGGCTGGCCCAGCGGCGGATTTCCGCTTCGCCCTTCTGCCTCGCCTTGTCGAACTCGCGCTCGAGCACGGGGATGGTAACAGAGCGGCCGAGATTGGGCGTGACCATCGGCCAGAGTGTGGAATCGAACCACACCGGCGTTACGCCGGGCGGGACGGGCTTCACGTACTCGGCCGGAAACTCGTACAGGATGCTGAGCGTGTCGCCGGCTGTCTTGCCATCACGGATGTTCCGCGCCTTGCGAAGCTCGATCTCCATGGCGCCGACCGGCGGCTCGTCCGACTGCGTGGTGATGATGGCGAAGAAGGCCTCCGGGTTGGAAATCATCCCGCCGCGGAGCTGACCGAGGACGCGCATGGCGTTTCTGTTCTTGGCAATGATGTGCAGTTCGTCGACCAGAACGCCGACCGGCTTCACGCCGGTGGCGACGTCCATGTCGAACGTCTTGATCGCGAGCTTCGCGCCGGTGAGGCGGTGCTCGATCGTCTTCAGGTGGTCCCGCGTGTGCAGGACCTTCTTGAGATAGCCCTCCTGCCCGTTTTCTCCACGCTGCCATTCGTCGTCCGCGTCGACCATGCCGACGGCGGCGTTGTAGGCGAGTTCGGAAATGTCATGCGTCGGACCGGTGAACAGGAATTCGCCGGACGGCCGCTGGTTCATCAGCAGCGCCGTCAGCATCATGCCGGCGCCGTACGTCGTCTTTGAGGACTTCTTCGGCGCGAGAAGGAACAGCTCGCTGATGACGCGAGCGAGCGTGTCCGGATCGATCGCGCCGAGAAACGCGCCGACGATCTCCTTGAACCAGTCGCCGCAGGATTCCTCGAGCGTCGGATGACCGGGAACATCGGGAAGCCGGAGCATCCCGAACATCTTGCGCGCGCGGGCATGCAGCGGAGGGTTGATGTCGATCCGCGGGCAGAGCGAATGCCCGGCACGGATGCGCGCTTCCCAATCGGGAACGGCGAGATTCAGCACGCGCTAGTTCGGCCTGCCGGGCGCGACAAGATCCTCCCAGCCGGTTCCGGCCTCGGCCGTCTTCGCCGCGATGGCCTGCTGCTGCTTCTTGCCCCGGAGGCCCGCGGCCGCGGGCTGTTCGCCCGGCTGGTCGTCGTCGCCCTGCGAGCTGATGATCAGCCACAGCTTGGCGGCCGTCATGTTGCCGCCGCGCATCGCGTGATAGATCGCCTGTACGGCATCGGACCGGCATTTGACCGGGCCGTCCTCGAGCTGCTTCGCGAAATGCTCCTGCAGCACCTCGACACTGACGCCGATCTTGCGGGCGATTTCCGGACGCGAGAAGCGGCCGCCCGCCAGGATGGTGACGACTTCCTTCTGCTCTTCGGTCGCGACGAAGCGGGTAAATTCCCGGGTAATTACCGTTTCTGCCTGAACGAGGCCGAGTTCGACCGCGAAATGCTTGCGCAAAGTCTTCGGCGCGAGATCGAGCCGGCGCGCGATTTCCTCAACCGCCACGCGGGCTTTGGACAGCGCGGCGACCTGCGCGCGCTGCTCGGGTGTCGGGCTGAAACTCGGTCGTCCCATGGGTAATTACCCGGCAAAAACTCCGGCGCTCCCTAGCCAAAAAAAATCTCTCCGTGCGGTCCAACGTGGTTGGCCGCGAAGGTCGGATGGGAAATCAAACCCCCATCCCCATCCTACCTGACCGCGCCTTGGCAGACTTGATGGAGTGGTGCTTGCCGCAGAGGCACTGGCCGTTGTTGAGGTCGAAGAGCGCCCCACCATCTCGCTTCTCGACGATGTGGTCGGCGAACATGCGTCGCTCGCGACGCCCGCAGCCGGGCCACTGGCAGGCATAGTCGGCGCGCCGCTTCACTGCCTCGGCCCACACCTGATGCTCAGGTGTGAGGTAGTGTGGGTCCGCCGTCTTGGGCGGAGGTTTGGCAGCGCGGATTTCGAGGGCGCGAACGCGCGGGCCGATCGTTTTCAGCGCCATCGCAGTCTTGGGGTTTTCCGGGATTTGCTCGCCGATTCGGCGCGATTCAGACGCGCAAATCAGTCGTACGCTTTTGATGCTCGCGAGCGGTACCCTTGTCAAGCGGCATTTTTGACCCGCCGACAATTTTCCCATTCCTGAAGTGCAATTTTCTCCCGCTTGTAATGTGCAGCGAGAGACCACAGCGCTGCCGACAGGCAACCCATCGCAAATTTGCGATTCACGCGGAGCATGGATGCTGCCTGTTCGACAGACTTGTTCTGCTGCACGACGAGTTCGAGGATCGACCAGTTTTCGCCAAGCACTTCCACTGCCAGGCCGTGGCGCTTCATTGCCGCGGCTTTCGCGTCGTTCGGCAATTCGTTCGCGCCACCGGCTCCAACGAGCACGCTGGAGGCTATCGGCAAAATCATCGCCGTCGTCCAATCCTTGTGCAACCGGCGTGCCGCTTCCGCCTGACTAAGTTCGATGTGCCCGTGCGCGTAGAGATATTCGATCTTATCGCAATTGATGTTCATCGGCCCTTTGACAGGCTCACGCTTCCCATCAACATCGACATCGGGAAAATCGCGCGCATCCATCGATTCAGGAGCGTCGCCGTCATGCCCGACCGGCGCTTTGTGGCCCAACTTGTCGCGTTTCAGCAGATCGGAAACACGGTTGCGCTCACCGATACCAACAAAACCATGCTCGCCGAACCGCTGCGATGGCAGACAGATCGGGGGATAACGGTCCGCTTCTTTGGTTCTAGGCTTACCGGTTCTCTTGCCCACTTTGCCCCTCGTGTTTTTTGGCGCGCCAGTTGCGCATGTAGAGCGTTGCACATTCGCGGCAGCGGCGGCCGTAAACGTACGGACGCTCCATGCACATTGAGCACGTCCCGTTCGCGTGCTTGCGGTAGCGGCTACGACCGGCGGCCTGAACTTGCCGCGATGGCGTTGCACATCCTGTTTCTCGTGAAACATCCGGCGCTGTTGCACATCGTGTTTCTGTGAAACAATCGCTCATCTACGCCGCGGCTTTGCCCTGTTGTTGCACTTCAATGATGAGGTCTTCGCCAAATATGTGTTCCAGTTTCCGCCTTGCGTTCATCTGGAGCCAGTTGCGGATGAACGGTGTGGACGCCTCGATCTTCGGCGGCGCGCGGCTTGAAAGCACGCAGCGCGCAAGCCATTCGGCGCAGAACGGTGCGGTCAGCGATGCGACGAGGCGATCCGCAAATTCCCCAAATTCCTTCCGGAATCGTGCGAGCTTTTCCGCGTGTTCGCCGCCATCCGGCTTCTCGGTTTCGTTCTCCAAAAATCCCTTCCAGCACCGCTTCATGAGCCATGTTGCCGGATGGTGCACCGGTTCTGGGTTGTTGCTCGCGCGCTTGGCGTTTTGATCTTTCAGCCAGCGCACGTAGCGGCGCGCGGCCTCGATCAGTTGCGCATCAGGCGGATCGTCGTCGCCAAGCCGCTCCCATGCGGCGCGGGCGGAATCTTTCGTCCAGGTTTTCTTGAAGTTGGGCGCCTGGCGATATTCGCCGAACCAGCGGGCAAAACCCGTTTTCATTCTTCTTTCCGCGCCAGCGGCGTCTTGCGCGCGCGCGCGTTGCGTTGGTTCAATGGGTTCAGTTGGGTTAGTGGGTTCTATATATGCGCTACCCGAAACTGCACCCTTTGTGTTCGAAACTGCATCCTTTCTGTCGGAAACTGCACCCTTTCGTGCGCCAGACTTCACCCTTTTCGCGAGGCGCTTTTCGCGCGCGCGACAGAACTCGCATTTGCGTCCGGAGGCCTCGTCCTGCTCCACATGCAAACCATGAAGGGACAACACCCTTTCCAGATCGATGCGATATTCCGTCTTTTTGCCGCGACCGCCGGCGGCTGGAACATCCGGCGCGCAATCTTCGCCGTCTTCGTCGACGAGGATCACGACGCCGTCATTCCTGAGCGTCCGGATGTTCTCCTGACACTGGCGGATCGATTGGCGCGCGTTTGCCGCGAGAAGATCGATGCCGGGATAGATGCCGCGCCCATCGCCTGTATTAGCGCTGTCGGCCATGGCCATCAGCACCGCGAATTCCCCGCCACGATAGAGGCAGGTTTCGCGAATAACGGTCTGGACGTCGATGCTCATGAGCGTCTCGGCCAGATGACGTCAAGAAGCCTGCCGCCGAAATAGGCTGCGTAGAGTCCACAACACCAGCCGCTGGCCCAGTTATTGGAAAAGTAGAACCGAAAAAGAGCGTGAATGATGCTCATGCCGGTTCGCGCTCCCGTTTTTTGGCGGGAACGTAAGGTTCAAGCGCCGATTCCACGAATGTACGGTGGCAAATCTCGCCTTTGTCATTGGTCCATGCGCAGGTCCAGCATACAAAGTTGCTGATGCCTTCATAGCGGCGCACAATTGCCATGATGGGTTGGAGCGTACTCTTCTGCCTTACGACATCGCCCGGGCTCATGCAACCTCCGCACGCGGGAGGTCGCGCCGCAGGAATGCGGGTATTTCGAAATCATCAACCTTAATGGGAGCGGCGGAAGCGCATTGCTCTGGCTTTTCCAAAGCCTGCACCTCCGCCGTTTCCGTCTCTGTACGCCGGCGCGAACGCTCACCTACGCAGCCTTGGTCCGATTCCTCCGCGGGACTTACGCCGGACGGGTTACATCGGGGCTCATCAACGGGAGGATTGCCGTTCGCAGCGTCCTCCAGGCATGGCTTGCCATCCGCGCTTAGATCGCGGTTAGACAGGCTTGGTGCATTCTGTACGAGCAAATTGGCGAATAGATCGGCGATTGTTGGTGACGGTGCTTTGCGTTCCGCTGCCGCGATACGCAGACGCGCCAGCTCGACGTAATGCGCCTCACGCTCTATGCCGATGAAATCGAATCCTTCGAGCACACAGGCGCGGCCGGTCGAGCCCGTGCCCATGAAGGGATCGAGCACCATTCCGCCCGGCGGCGTGACCAGCCGTACAAGCCATTGCATCAATGCCGTTGGCTTGACCGTGGGATGCGTGTTGCGGCGCTGGGTGTCGCGGCCCTCCGAAAGGCTTGATGGCTTTCCGGCCGCGCCGTTGCCAGTCTGCCAGGCAACGTGACGGCGCAATTCCAGATCAATCAGCCCGTCGTCGCGATCGGCTGTCGTTGCTTTGGCGCAGTAGAAGAACCGCGCGGCGGAGCCGCTATCCCCGTACGTTGGATGTGCTTCTCCGGAGCGGTCACGGATATCAAAGGTGCCAATTTTAGAGGCACCTTTGGCTTGGTGATGCGGCAGGAATTCTCCGCTCGCTGTTTGGGGAAACCCCACCAGCACTTCTTCGCTGCCATCGTGGCAGACGTTGGCGGGCCAGCGGCCTTTGCCAGCCGAACCGCTCATGTACGCATCGCCGGCCAAATCCTGTGAATTCATACCCCAACCGTCGAAATTGCGGTCGGTCTGGCGCGATCTTTGCTCTGCTGCTGCTGCTGCTGCTGCTTTGTCGTTTTCGCTTGTGTAGCCGATACGGCAAGCGTCGATGTTCAGAGCGCCCGTGCCGTGGCGCAGTACGTTTTCCGCAACCGTGCCGCAGAGGGGCTTGCGTGCGAATACGATTGGCTCGGACGCGGGCTTTAGCGCCGTTCCCCAGCCGCGCCATGACACGGCCTCGTCTGACACGGCCTCGTGAAAACCGCGTTCTATAGCAGATTGACGCCAAGGCCGGTCGTCATTTCCTTTTGCGCCGCCAACTAAGTTTGGGGGATTTTTTAGCTCCGACGCCGGAATACGAACCTTCGTGCGCTCGCAGCCCTTGTGACGATCAATCGCCTTGCTGACATCATGCGATTTCGGAAACCCGCTGCCGTAGTGCCAAGTCACCATGTCGCGAATTTCGAATCCTGCGTCTTCGATCGCGCAGGCCATGCGGTGATAGGTGCGGGTTCCGGCGAAAGCGAGAAGGTGAGCGCCGGGCTTCAGCACGCGAAGGCAGGCGCGCCAGTAATCCACACCCGGAACGGAATTGTCCCAATGCTGGCCCATGAAGCCGAGGCCGTAGGGCGGATCGGTGACGATCGCATGGATGCTTTCCGGCTCAAGTGTGGCCAGCGCGTCTAGGCAATCGGCATGGATCAGCCTTGCGCTCACGGCTTCTGGTATCCCCACGTGACACAGACGGTGATGCAGAGCGCGCCAAACCAGTAGCCTGCGTTATAGGGCTTCCAGGCGATCAGCCAGCGAAGCACGGCGCAGGCGTACAAGCTCATGATGATCCAGTTGAACACGCGGGGGTCGAAAAGGAAGCGGATGATCATGGCCGCGCCCCCGCTTCGGCGATGAAGCTTTCCGCAAGATCGGAAAGCAGAAGTGCCCGCGCCGCCCTGGACATGGGCCATGTGAGCGTCTGGCCGTCTGCAAAGTGGGCCACGAATTCCAATTTCGTCTCGCTGCTGAAACACGCGCGGGAATAGATGCGCTGAAGGGTTGGTAAGGTTACCGGCGCGCGATTGGCCGAAAGCGATTGCTGGCTTCGCGCAAGGCGGCGCCGATGGTTCGCAGACGCTTCGCGTTCTGTGACGCTCATGTCTGCGCCTTTGCGAGTTCACGGAACGTGAGGCGGATTTCCACCACGGTTTCCTGGTATAGAATCTCAAGCGCAGCGGGGCCGTAGCTTCGCGCCATGCGGACGATCAGCGTCCTAAGCCATCGTGTGGTGCAGCGGCGTACGGCGCGCTCGATCAGTTCGGCGCGGGCGCCGGGTGAGATTGTAGGTTTCCGCGTCATGGCTCGTCCTTGAACCAGCAGAATCGCTCACGCGGCCAATGGATGTACCGATGCGCGCCCGTACGCCTATTCGTGAACTGCGAGATTACGAAAACCGTGTTGCCCGCCGTCCAGAAGGCAGCCTTCACGTTCTCGTAAATCACCTGAACGGTGCTGTCGTCGCGATAGAGCGTGATTTTCCGGCTCATGCCGCGCGCTCCCCTATGGCTTCATCGGCGGCGGTGAGCGCGCCGAGATCACCGTCGTTTGCCTTGCCGAGATAATCGGCGGCGCATTCCTCGATCAGCCGGAATTCGATCACGGCGACTTCCGGATTCGCTTTCAGGCTGATCTCGCCGTACAGGCGCTTCCACCAGGCAAGGAAGGCCTCCTGCGGGGTTATGCCTTCGCAGCGGTTGTCGTCTCCCATGCGATAGTAGGGGCGGCCCGCACGTACATGCATTTCCGCGCCTGAGGCTTCGGCATCGGCGGCCGTGATGGAATTCAGCCGCTCGAGGCGCTTGTCGACGACGAGAAGCGCGCGCTTTTCGCCGCTCGTGCCGTGGCGCTTGAGATGGCGGCGCCCGGCAATCCATTGCGGCGCGTGTGCCATTCCGCGGGGGAAATCGGCCGGGAAGACATTGTCGCTACGGCAATTGAAGGCGGTGTAATAGACCGCGGGCTCAACAACCCGGAAGAGATCGCCAATCTGGGCGCGGCCCCAGATCGTAAGCCTGCGTCCCTTCTGTGCATCGGCGTCGTACACATGGGCGGGCGCGCGATATTGCGTAAGCGCGCCGCGCTTTGCCGCCATGACCTGCTTCGTGTCGAAGCGTATGATGCCGCGGATGATCATGCGGCAGCCCTTGGCCGAAATTCCGGCGGCGCGTTCTTCGCAACCGGCATTTCGCGCCGGTTATCGACGGTCAGGAGCAGCACGCGGGCGCGATCAAGATTGGCCGCGCTCAACCCGCCATCGGCAACGATATCGCGCAGCAGTTCGACCACCTTGGGAAAATGCTTCGCCGAATGCAGCGAGGCTTTGCAGCGATGCACGAAGAATTCCGTATCGGGGCAATGGCGGCGGAGGAAATCGCGCACGCCAAGGGCTTCGGGCAGGCTCTTGTGCCGCTCGTAATCCTTGGATGTGACGATCCAGTATTCGCTCATGTCGTCGCGCCGTGCAGCGGTACAACGTTACCGCCGCCCATGCCGTCGGTTTCGGATTCCTTGCGCCAGCCCTCGTCAAAGCGCGCACGCCGCGGATCGCCGAAGCCGAAGGGGTTGTCGATGATGCTCTTGCCGTCGCGCGCCGCTTTGCGGCCAAGCTCTTCGGCGGAGGCTTCCGTTTCCTCGCGCGCCTCGACGATGTCGCTTGCCTTTGGCAGCGGCCACGGCATCAGCTTGACGGCGTGATCGGCTTCGCCGTTCGACCACAGGCGCGGTTTTCCGAGATCGGGATGCGGCTGTACGATCGAAAGCAGGCGGCCGATAACCGCTTCGCGCCGCATGTCGAGTTTCAACTTCGGCCCAACGACGAGACTGCGCTTCAAGTTCTCGCAGAAATGCCGGATCAGCGCCGGAGACGCGGTTTCGAAGGACAGCGCGATCTCCGCCAGCGCACGCTTGGGAAGGCCGTGCGGCGCAAGGTAGCGCGCGAAAATCTTCTCGCGCTCCGCCTGCCCGGGCAGATCAAGCGAAATGTGAATGTCGAAACGACGCCAGATCGCCTGATCGATATGCGTGCCGAAATTCGTGGCTGCGATCAGGAACCCGTCATGCTGCTCGATACGCTGCAGCAGCGTGTTCACTTCCTCGTTGCGGCCATCGTCTGCCGCCTGCTGGGAGCGGCGGCGCTGGCGCGAATAGGAATCAAACTCGTCCAGGAACAGAACGACCGGATTGTCCTTGTCCGCAGCCAGGTCGAACATGTCGCCGATGTTCTGCCCGGTCTCGCCGACGTACTTTGAAATCACGCGCTCCGGACGTACGGCCAACATGCGAAGTCCGAGGCGCGCAGCCAGATGATGCGCGAGCGTGGTTTTGCCGACGCCGGGCGGGCCGTCGAAAATCGCCTTCTTGCGTGGCTTGATGTTCAGCGCCGTGAGTTCTTCTTCCGCCCACACCTCCGTCAGCCATTCGAGAAGCGCGCCGCGGACGCCCCTGGCAAGAATGGGCTCGTCCGCTTCCTGCGGTTCGAACACCTGCCCGAAAGCTTCGAGGTTGGAGACGCGCTGGCGAAGGGTAAACATAGAGCGTCAGTCTCCGCCCATGCCGTCGTTGCCGCTGCCTTCGCGCCAGCCCCGATCCCATCGTGCGCGGCGAGCGTCGCCATAAGGGAAAGGGTTGTCGATGACGGCGATGTTCTGTTTTGCCGCCTCCCGGCCGAGCGCTTGCGCCTCGTCCGCCGTACAATCGGGAACGTCGCGTTTCTCCCGCGGCGCGGGCTTCGCGCCGGCGTTACCGGATACTCCCGGTTCCGGCGGCGAATAATCCTCGTGATGCGCTTCGCCGCCCTTGTCACGCCAGATGCGCACTGGCTTGCCCGTCGACTTGACGATCACCTCACCGCCAATGGGAACGAGCTTTTTCCAGGCATCGATCAGCTCGTCGCGCGCCGCATTGTCCCTCGCCATTGCAGCGATCTGCCGAAACAGCGGCGGCTCCTGATCCATGCCGAGCGCGTGGAGATAGAGGTCGCGGATGGTTTCCGCGTCCTGCCGATCGCGCGGCTTCATCTTGCGGACGCGGATGCAGTAGGTGATGCCGCCGGTGTTGAAGCCGGCCGCCTTGGCTTCCGCCATCACCGCGGCGCGATCTTCGGATAGCCCCTTCTTTTCGGCGTCAATCCGTTCGATGCGCTCGACAAGCGAACGCAACTGCTCGCCGGGTACGTTCTTGCGTAAAGCCTCTGTCATGGCTTCCCCTTCGTTTGTTTCAGCCCGCTGCCGTTTCCCGCCAGCTCTGGCTGCGTTCCTTGATCTCGATGCAGGATTCGATCATCTGCATGCGTGCGAGGGCTGCGGTCGCAAGATCGGTAGCCCCGCGTTCGGCATAGCGCGCATACCGGCCTTCCTCGCGCACATAGGCCCTGGCGACACGGCGGAGCAGAGCGCGTTCCTGCTTTTCCATCAGTCGTACGCTCCGGTCTGCGCAAAGCGTTGCCGACGTTCGGCACGACGATCCTGCTTGCTCTCGAAATCGAGGCGCACCTGGTCGCCGTCGAAATGCGATTCCGGCACAAGGTTGATGTCGTCCTCGTATTGCTTCGCAAGTGCGCGTTGGGCTTCTACCTCGGCGTACAATTGGTTATGTTTGGCGTCGAATGTCTTGCGACGGCCGGGGCGGAGCTTGAGGTTGGGGCGCCAGGTCATGGGCGCACATCCTCATAGAGGCGGCGTCGCTTACGCGTGAAGCCCGTCATAAGCTGGAATTTCGTGGGCGAGGCGATGCCGGATTCGCGAACGGCGCCCTGTACTTCTGCCGGCTTCGCGCCTTCTTTCGGTGCCAAGACCGCATAGCTGCGGCCATCGCGACGGATCTTGTCTTCGTAGATCAGGCGCGTGAGCGTCGCGGTGACATCCTGAATGCCCTGTTCGCGGCAGTAGGCCCGGTGGTCGAACTCGCGGCCGTTAAGTGCCGCAAGATGCGCCATCAGGTGCCTTTCGCGCGGAGTGGGATAAGCGGGGCGCATTATTGCTTCGCTCCCGCCAGAAGATCGCGCACCACGGGCGCGGGCTCGACATCGCCGGTATCGATCGGCTCGACTTCGGCTTCGCGGCGAATTCGCGACTGTACGAGCAGGTTCAGCGCCTGGATGAAATCCGGGTCGGTTTCACCATCACAGCCCATCAGGCGCATGAATTCGGCCCGCACGCGCGGATTGGCGCGGCACCAGTTGATCATCGCCTTGAGCGACATCGAAGATTCGCCGTTCTTCTGGTTCTCGATGGCGCGCGGGCAAAGACCGGTTTCTTCTTTGACCTGCTCCGTCGGGAATTGGAGAACGATCGCCTGCGTTTCTCTGATCAGTTGGGAAGTGGACAGCGCCGACAGCGAGGAAGAGTTATTCGCATTCTTCCGCAGATCACTTCCGCGCAGGCCGCGAGAAACAGTTGTGCGGAATTTTGTCGATTGGCGTTCGCCACTCGTTTGATAATTTTGGGCGCTGGCGGAGGGGATCATTGCGCAGCACCGGAGAGATCGTGCCCGCAGTTCGGGCAGCAGGAGCGCGGCGGCGCGGCTATGGTGATCGAGCGCGCCATGCCTGCGGCGCGGTTGACGAAGCCGCGATCGACGAGCTGGCCGACGATGCGGAAGACGGCGCTCCTGTTGGCGAAGCCCATGGCCAGGCGGATTTCGTCGTAGCTGGGCGATGCGCCGCGTTCGCCGATGTAGCGGCGGATGAAATCGAGACAGCGCGCCTGGTTGCGGGTGAGGCCGAGCGTGCCGCCGTTCGGGCGGAGCGCGCGCATCGATTCGGCGAGCCGGTGTTTCTCGGTGCGCCGCATCGCGGCCTGCGCGCGAATGCGTACAGCCTGCTTCGAGGTGGGCGGCACGTCTCGCAAGCGGAGCATGCCTGGCGCGCGATCGGGAGCGTCGAGAAACATCACTCTTCCGCCTCCATGCGAAGGCGGGACTTCTCGTCTTCATGGGCGGCGGCGATGCACATCCCCAATGCGAGAACGACCGCAAGCATGAGGACCCCGGCAGAGATTAGAAGCCCGTCCATCATCCCTCATGCGCCGAAGTGTTGGTGGGAAACCGGCGCGGGGCTGACATGACGCCAGCCGCCGCGTTCGCTACGCTCGGAACTTCTGAGACACCAAGCGAAGGAGAAAATTCATGGAAGACCGAAAGGTGGAATCCATCGTTGCGGCCATCTTGGCCGCAGCCGTCGTTGGCCGGCGCGCAGTCGGCGAGCACGGCGATCCTCCGGGCGCGCTCGCGGCGGTCGCCGAATTTCAGAGGGTGCTCGTGGAGATGCACGAGGCGAAGCTCACAGGTCCGCAAGGCAGCCTCCGGCGCGCTGATTCCTGACCAATTCGCGCACGCTTTTCTGAGCCTCCCGATCGCGTTCGGCCTGTCGCTGAGCAATGACTCGGCGGTCGTGGCGCTCGATGGCTCGCTTGACGAGATCGCGCACGATCAGCGCCGGCATGCCCCCGGCCGCAATTGCACTCGCGAGGTACAGCCAGCTCATGACGCGCGGACCTCTTGTGAATCGTTGGCGGGGGGCGAGCTCTCCGGCACAAAGTCGCCCGGCGTGAATTCGAGGCCCTTAGCCTTGGCGAGCGCGATGACATCGCGAATCTTCGTGATCGGCACGCGACCGCGGTTGCGCCACCCCTGAACGGTCGAGGAATTCCGGTGCCCCAGCGCTCTCGCGAGGCCAGCCAGGCCACCGTAGGCATCGATAACGCGGTCGATGGTGTTCTCCATGCGCCGAGAATTACGCATCATGCGTATATTGTCAACGTGGAAGACGTAAAATTTTCTCGTCAACCTTCCACAATGCGTAAAGCCAAGCCGCAAAGTGCGTTTTCAGTGCCGACCGAATTGCAGCGGCTGCTGAGACGTTCTGGACTATCAATGGCAGCCGTGGCCGAGAAGCTTGGGTACCAAGGGGCATCTTCGGTGCAACGCTATTTCTCGGAATCGGACTTCCGGGGGGATTTTCTGAAGCTAGAAATGGCACGGCGGTTCACTGCCGTTCTGGAAGGCCTTGGCGACCCGCCAATCACTGAGGCCGATTTGCTGGCGCTTGTGGACCCCAAGGTGCGCGCAATGGTGCGCGGTCGCCCTGTCTCAGTTATTTCCTATGTTCAGGCGGGCGCATGGACAGACGCTGCGGACCCATATCCGAAGGGAGGCGGTTTCGGTGAAATGGCCGTCGATTCGCCCATGGGCCCACACGCCTTTGCTTTGGAAATCCGAGGCGACTCAATGGCGGATAGATTTCGGGAAGGCGACAGGGTCGCAATCGACCCCGATGTGCTTCCACATCCAGGCGATTTCGTGGTCGCGAAGGAGCAACGTGAAGAAGAGGCCACATTCAAGCAATATCGGCTAAGAGGGTTCGATACTAAGAACCGGCCGATTATTGAACTTCGCCCGCTCAACGACGCTTGGCACACGATCACGCTAGACGCAAAGAATCCTGGCCGCATAATAGGCACCATGATCGAGCATCACAGCTACCGGCGGCATCGACGCTAGGGAAGAAAACACCACGAAAATCACTCGAAATGAACACCGATCAATGACGAAACACCATGCGGATTCTCCAACGAGATGTCGTTCGTATCGGTCCCGATAAGGTACGAATAGGAGAATTTGTGCCCGCAGAGTTGGACCTGCGCGGAGTGGCGGAAAAACGACTCGCTAGCGTGGATCGAATCAAGTGACGTATCTTTCTTAGGCTGCGAAATTGTGGGCTTTACTGAGTTTTCGAAGAATCTATAGGCAGTCGCTTCATCAACGCAGGGCGTGCCGATCATCATATTGAGGGCCTGCCAGAGTCCGGTGCGCGCATACTCTGCGCTCGTCTGCGCGTGGGCTGGATCATTCGGTAAGCCGACCTCGATGCCCTTGACGGTCTTGTCCGGCGCCAAGTCCATGCTCACCATGAAATGTCCTGGCAGCGACGGGACGATTCCTAGCCCGTCGATGTCGCCCATTACCATTGCCGTCGTTGGGCCCGGCAATGGCTTGCCATTCACGTCGACCTCGGGCTGCGCAGCAAGCGCGCGCTGAGCGTCGAAGTCGCTCGTAATCGTCATGTTCTGCCCGAGCCATACCACACACGCCGCCAAAGGCTGATGTAGACAACCGTTGGGTGTTTCGGACGGTTGAGCCACCGCGGCGGCGGCAGCGGCCGTTACAAGCGCGGCCAACACCAGACACTTTTTCATCTCGCGGCCCTCCCCGAGCGTTGGGCAACAAGCCTACTGATTCGATCATTTTGCAGTCTGCGTGAAATTATTACGCATTATACGTTGACAGGGTTACGCACTATGCGTATATCCATCCCCCACACTGCTTCGGATGGGAGAGCGGGAAATGCAGGCTTCAATTATTCCAGAACGTCTGGCGGAGGTCGTCACGCTGAAGGAAGGCTCGCACGATGCGGGCGTTGCCTTCTGCGTGATGGAGGCGGTGGCCTATGTCGCGGGCGAACCGTGGTCCGATTCGCCGGCATGCTCCTGCCCAGTCATCTCTACCTTCATGCGCTCCTGGAACGATGCGCTGCCGACCGATGAGGATCGCGACCGCCTTCTCCTGCCGCTTATCCCCAAACTGATTGGTACAAAATCGACGCCTGCCGTTGAACAGCGCCGCGCCACGATGGCGGCGGACTGGCTTGTACGCGTGCACACGCCCGCGTGGCTGCGCGCAGCGAAACTGAACGATCAGGCAGCCCTTCTCGAAGCCCTTCCGGAAATAACCGATTTCGCGCAGTGCCCGGCACTGATGCCGACATTGGAAGCTGTACGCAGAGACGCGGCTGCCGCGAGGGATGCCGCGAGGGATGCCGCGTGGGATGCCGCGTGGGATGCCGCGAGGGATGCCGCGTGGGATGCCGCGTGGGATG